AGGGTTTTCTGCAACAGGTAGTTTGTATATAGGTAACGAGATTGTATCTTATACTGCAATAGGTTCGTCTACTACGTTTACTGGCGTAGTACGTGCTACATCATCTACTACAGCAGCCGCTCACGCAAATGGTGTAACTGTAGCGCAGTTTGATGGAGGCGGTCTACCTCAGTTTGTAGTTAGAAAACCTGACAACAATTACTTACTATATCCACACCCTACAAAATCTTATCAAATAAAGTTTGACTATTTTACTTTTCCTGCAGATCTTGCTGCACACGGTGATACTACTACTATACCCGATAGATTTTCTTATATTATTGTTGCTGGTGCAACTGCCTTCGTTTATCAATACAGAGGTGAGGTAGCACAGTATCAGTTAAACATGGAATTATTTAATGATGGCATAAAAAGTATGCAATCTTTACTAGTTAATAGATTTGAGTATTTACGCTCTACATACCCATTAGGAACGTCTTCAGTTGCAAGACCTAACGCTTTAAGAGTATCTTAATATGCCAGATAGTTCACAGGTAGAACCAGTCTCCTTTAACTGTGAAGGAGGTTTAGTATTAAATAAATCTACTTTTTTAATGCAACCAGGAGAGGCTCTTGAGTTACAAAACTTTGAGCCTGACATTGGTGGCGGCTATAGGCGTATAAATGGTTTTAATAAATATATAAATCATATTGTTCCTCAGACTACAGCATCTTCAGAGGCAGTATTAATGTGTACTGTTTTTTCTGATAAAGTACTGGCAGCTAGAGGTGAAAAGATATGGAGTTCTGCATCTACAACAGTAACTATTGCTATAGCTTCAAGTGCATCTATGTCAGGTTCTGGAACAATTAATGTTTTTAGTACTGCAGGATTTACTGCAAGTGGTACGCTACAAATTAATAGTGAAATATTTACGTATACAGGTATAACTGCTTCTACTTTTACAGGCGTAACTCGTGCTACATCATCTACTACAGCAGCAGCTCATGCAGTAAAAGATATAATTTCAGAAAGTTGGACACTACGAGATACAGGTAGAACTAGTGCAGCAAAATACAACTTTGAAAAGTTTAACTTTGACGGCAATAGCAAAATCATTGTAGTTGATCAAGATAATGCACCTACAGTATTTAACACTTCTTTAGCAGCAACTGACGTAAGTGAAAGTGCTGTAGCTGGTGCAAAATTTGTTACTTCTTTTAAAGGGCATATGTTTTATGCAGGTATGTCTAGTACGCCAGAAGAATTAGTATTTAGTCAACCTTTTGATGAAGATGCTTTTAGCAGCGGTAGTGGCGCAGGGAGTATTAGAGTAGATGATACTATAGTAGGCATTAAGACTTTCCGTGAAAATCTTTTTATCTTTTGTGAAAATAGAATATTTAGTTTATCTGGTACATCTTCTGCTAATTTTGCAATAGCTCCCGTTACTCGTAACATCGGTTGTATTAATGGGGATACTATTCAAGAGTTTGCAGGTGATTTAATTTTCCTTGGTCCAGACGGATTAAGAACTGTTGCAGGTACAGCTAAGATTGGTGATGTTGAACTAGGTACAATAAGTACAAATGTACAACCTATATTTGATGATCAAATAGATGACGCAGTTGCTTTTGAAAGTATAGTTATACCAGATAAAACACAATATAGAATATTTTTTACTAAAGAAGGTCAGGCTGATTCATTAACTAAAGGCGTTATATGTGTAAGAAAAGGTCAAGGTTATGAGTTTTCTGAAACTAAAGGTATGAAACCTGCTTGTACTGATACAGTAGTAGATGTAGGTGATGTAATTGTATTACATGGTGATTTCACAGGTTTTGTAAACAGACAAGAAATAGGTAATGACTTTGCTGGTACGGTTATATTTGGTAAATATAGAAGTCCTGATTTAGCTTTTAATGACTTGGGCATTAGAAAACATATGCAAAGAGTAATAGTTAACTATAAACCAGAATCAGCTATAGACGCAGACTTATTTTTACGGTATGATCAAGAATCAGCGGAGTCCTCTAGACCTGCTGCATACCCTTTAGATTCATCCGCTGTGGCTGCTCAATATGGTGTTGCTATATACGGAGCAACAGGTACATACGGTGGTACAACACAACCTTCAGTAAGGCAGTCTGTAGAAGGTTCAGGCTTTACGATAGCTTTAAGAGTAAATGATGGTGGTTTAACTGCCCCTTACTCTCTTAAAGGATTTCAATTAGAATATCAAATAGGAGCGAGAAGATAAATGGGTGCTATATATACAAGACAGTCCTCTTATACTGATGGCGATGTAATTACCGCAGCAGATACTAACAATGAGTTTGATCAGTTGCTGGCTGCATTTGCTGCGTCTACAGGACACACACACGATGGTACAACCGCTGAAGGTGGCCCAATAACTAAGCTATTAGGTACTTCTATTACGATAGGTGATGCTACATCAGGTACAGACATAACAGTAACATTTGATGGTGAGTCAAATGATGGTGTATTAAAGTGGATGGAAGATGAGGATTACTTTGAGTTTTCTGATGACATACTTGTAGCTACCACAGAAAAAATACAGTTCCGTGATACCGCAATATACATTAACTCTTCAGCAGATGGACAGCTTGACATTGTAGCTGACACAGAAATACAAATAGCAGCTACTACTGTAGATATTAATGGTAATGTAGATGTGTCTGGAACACTAACAGTTGCAGGTGCTGTAGACTTTGGTGATGCTGCACTCTCAAATGTAGGTGCGGTTCAACTTGACTCTATAGCTGGTGACGGAGACACAGACACTAGCATTACATTTTCTGGCTCTAACGTAATTACTGTTGCTAATGGTGGTACAGGTCAAGTTACATTTAACGATGGTTCTATTTCCCCTGTTACTGACTCTGATGTAGACTTAGGTACTACCAGTTTACGTTTTAAAGATGTTTACATAGATAGTGCTACAGTTACAGGTGAAGTTGCAGCAGCTTCATTAGACATTTCTGGTAACATAGACGTAGATGGAATTACAAACCTTGATGTTGTAGACATTGATGGCGCAGTTGACATGGCTAGTACACTAGCTGTAGCTGGAGTTTTAACTGGTGCGTCTTTAGACATATCAGGTGATATAGACATTGACGGTACTGCTAACTTAGATGTCGTTGACATTGACGGTGCAGTTGACATGGCTACAACTTTAGCAGTAGCTGGAAATGTAGACTTTAACGGTGACTTAGATGTAGACGGAACTACTAACCTTGATGTGGTAGACATTGATGGTGCTGTTGATATGGCATCTACTTTGCAAGTTGATGGAGCTATTACTAACAGTTCTACAATTGTTTCTGCAGGTAAGATTACATCAGACGCTGGCATAGACATTGACAACTTTAATATTGACGGTACTACAATAGCTCTCAGCTCTGGCAGTATGACGGTAGATGTTGCAAGTAACATTACCCTTGATGCAGATGGTGGTACAATTACATTTGCTGATGGTGGTTCTTCACTAGGTACTATTACATCTAGTGGGTATAGTGGTACATCTGCAGTCGCAACTACAGTTACAATAACTGACAATGAAAATACAAATGAAAATAATACTGTTGTATTTGTTGCTGGTGCAGACGCAGATGGTGGCAACGTAGGATTAGAATCAGATGGTAATTTAACATATAACCCAAGCACAGGCACTCTTTCTGCAACTAACATTTCTGTTAGTGGTACACTTAGTACTGTAGACTCAGTTACAATGAGTGCTAACAATGCTGTTGTATTTGAAGGTGCTACTGCTGATGCTCACGAGACTACACTTACTATTGTAGATGCTACAGCAGATAGAACAATTACTTTACCTAACGTATCAGGTACAGTTCCTGTATTAGCTGCAGCAAGTAATACACAAATTACGTCTACACCTGAAGAGTTAAACCTTTTAGATGGTATTACTGCAGGTACTGTTATTGCTAGTAAAGCAATTATAACAGACTCAAATATAGATATTACTGGCGGTAGAAATATTACTATAAGTGGTGAGCTTGATGCAGCTACGTTAGATATTAGTGGTGCAATAGATGTTGCAGGTACAGCCAACCTAGATGTCGTGGACATAGATGGTG